AGTAAAACAATTAGATGAGACAGGAGTTGTAATATTAAAGGTTCCGCCAGAAGATGTTAATACGGATAAATTAAAGCAGAAGGTTTGTCAACAGTATGCACTAAAGGAATTTGCGGAAAATATTATACTGCTTGATACAGGACATGCAAGGTATTCGAAAATGCGATTGTTCAATAGGGGTATACATACCCCCATCTAGTTTTTTTTTACCTCATTGAAACCTACAAATACAAGATCTACTTCATCTTTCTCACCATCATAGTATATTGTGTCTACTAGTACATTTATTAAATGCTTTTGTTCCTCTTTACTTAATTTTTTAATATCTGTACATCGATTTAAAAGACTTTCCACAAAACTAATACTAAATTCTTCTTCATCACTATTAATAATATTTTTATTTATATTTTCAACCTCAGATTTTAATTTTTCTAGTTCTTCTTTATATGATTTTATTTTATTAATCAATAAGTTAGCAATGCTGTCATCTAAGGATAATTTATCAATTAAATTATTTATTTGTTTTTCCTTATCTTTAATTTGTTGTTCAAGTACGGTTTTATTAGTTTTATAATTATTAGATAAAGTAGCTTTTTTATTAGCTTTTTTAAAGTTATTTATAACTCTTTTTCTATCTTTTCCAAGGCTCTCCATTTCATTTATAACAGCAGTTTCAATCTCTTTAACATTAGTATTTCTACTTTTACATAATTCACCTTTGGAACGTTTTTTCATTGAACATACATAGTAAAATGCCTTCTCACCTGTTTTAGATGACGTATGGCCATGCTGCACTAACATATAATTTCCACAATTTTTACAGCGGAGTTTAGATGTAAGTATAGCATTATGAGTTTTGCCTAGTCTAGGAAAGGTATCTTTATTTTTATAAAATTGTTTTTGTACCTTAAGCCAGGTGTCTGCATCAATAGTTCCTTCAACAGAGCTCATTGCTGCTAACCAATTTTCTTTAGCTTGTATTCTCTTAGTTATTTTGCCATTAGAGCTAACAGATTCAGTTTTATTATAACTAAGTAGGCTATGGATTCCATCAGCTTCACCATATACGTTCCAACCATCATTTCTTAAATAGTTTAATACATTATCATTTGCCTTAACATAAACAGGATTTTGAAGTATTAGCTTTAAAGTTGTTTTTTCAAGTAGTATTCCAGACTTAGACTTAATACCTTGTTGAGTAAACCATATTTCTGTTTTATTCAAGGATCCTTCTTTTAAATATGTATCATAAATAAGCTTTACAAGTTCAAGTTCTTCAGGCTCTTTGACTAAATGAACTATTTTACGTTCTTTTCCTTCATCATCAATGTAAGTAGTATTTTCACTACTAAAGCCTAATGGCCTTCTACCGCCGCTCCATTTGCCGTTTTTAGCTAGTTCAAGCATATTATCCTTTACACGTTCAGCTATAGTTTCACGCTCTAATTGAGCGAAAACAGAGGCTATATATATCATTGCTCTACCCATGGGTGTGCTAGTGTCAAATTGTTCTTTAAGAGAAATAAAATCACATTTATTGTCTTGTAATATTTCTAATGTAGATGAAAAGTCTGCTACATTTCTACTAATACGATCTAGTCTGTAGCATATTAAAACATCGTAATTATTTATATTATTCATTAACTCTTTAAAACGAGGTCTATTTAAATTACTTCCAGTAAAACCTTCGTCCTCAAAAATATAATACTCTCTATTTTCATCATTAAACTTAGTTTCAGCATAGTCTTTGCACATTTGTATTTGATTTTCTATAGAGTCACCTTTGCCAGTGTACTTACTTTTACGTGAATATATTGCGATTTTCATAATTTACTCCTTAATGATTTTATATAAAATTATATCCCTACTAAATAAAATATTAAGTAGGGACATATAAAATTAATTTTCAACACTTTTCTATTCATTACCATCTAAGTTATTTTCTAAATCAACAATTACTTCCTCCATAGATTTATTTCTAGATTTAGCAAGTCTATTCAAGACTTCAAACCTTGAGTAAGCAGTAATCATGTTATACATATTTAATAAAAATATTTCTAGTGATTTTAGAGATGTTAACACTAAATGTAGAAGAATACTTATAACAACGCCTTTAATCAAATATGAAAACTGTATGTTTAAATTTGAATTAGAATAAAACAAATACATAATTCTCAGTGTGAATGAAATGAAAAGCAGTAGCAAAAACCATATTAAAGGTTCCATACATTTTAATAATGTTTCTTTATAAAATGACATATTTTTATTTTTTTCTTTATATAAGATTAGACAATATAATGAATCACCAGTAGCACTAGACATTACTATTGAAAATCCACCAATTAGTAACCCAATAAGTCCAACACTTATAGTAAGATTAAGATTAACAATATTCTCAAATAAAATATTAAATGATACATGCTTTATTAACAAGAAACTAATTATTAAAGTGAAAATATAAAAAAATACCGATTTTAAATATTTCATCGGGGTCATGTTGTTAGCAGCAATTATTTCCTTACATAAGCTATAAATGTTCGTATATGATTTCAAATCTGTTACTAATTTTTTAGCATTACTTGTGCTAAGTGCCATATTGTCCTCCTATTCTAGAATAAGGAACTTAAATAATCGTATAATCTGCGGAAAACATTTAAGTTCTCTTCGCTAGTCTCATTAATAATTCTTTTATGTTTAACTTGATTATATACTTCTCGAGTGTCTAATTCAACAACTACCTCTTCATCAGCATTAATGTGAATAGGAAATTTTTGTGATACATTATCAGGTGTTAATCTTATCGGTTCATTTTGCAAGTTTTTGGCTTTAAGTGTATAACTTGTTTTACCACGAGAACAATTAATTGCATTCTCAATAGCATCGTTCTCAGTGGGATGTTTTAGTTTTTGTTCGATAGATTTACTGCCAGTTTGTTCAAGCATATCTACACTATATGCAAAAAAGTTATTAAAATCAGTAGGCTCATTATTAGGTTTATAAAACTTAAAAGATACCTCTTCTATAACACTAATATTTTTAAAATAATCTTGTACAAGTTCAGGAGATTCTATTGGGATTATATTAAGTTCTGGATAAGGTAATCTTTTTTCAAGTATCTTATTTGTAAAATCTTGAATGTATTTATATTCAACTCCTTCAAATACGAGATTATTTTCAATAAAAGTTTTTTTTAGTTTATCTCTATTTAGTTTAATATATTGTCCTAAGATTTCATTTACAGTTGAGGCAAAACTACGGACATCTGGAGCTCCAGATTTATTAGGAAAGTATATAACTCTATGATTATTAAGAAGTATAATAAATGTTGAATAAGGCGCACTAGGTTTAATATCATAGTCACCAAAAAATCCTTTTTCTTTATCATAATCAGGGCTTATATCTAAAAGGGTCCTCTTTATATGTTTTCCTACTAAAGCGATATTACCATCATCTAACTTAGTAAGTTTTATATCTGCTAAATGGAATCTTGTTTTTACTTTACCATCACTCTTTGTAACTCTTATTAAGTCTTTATTATTAAAAGCTGGCCATATTATACTTTCAAAATAATCTAACATACCATATGTTGTTTTGTCATATTTAAATGTACAGTTAAAGTTGGCTATAGTTGCCAAATAAGTCTTTTTCATTTTTTACCCCCATTTATTTAATCCTATTTTTGAAACTTTAATTCTAGAAATTCTTTAAAAACTATCAAGTATAGAGCTAGGTGATTAATGATTAGTTTCTCTGCATAACATTTTTAATTTTTATTAATTATTAAAATTAAGCCTCTATAAAAATTTACTTACAATATCTTTTAGTCTATCTTGAAAGTTATATAAGTCATTAATATTATCTATATAAACTCGTTCTTGACCTTTATCATCGGTTGGAAAAATAATTGATTTCTTTGAACCAAGGGAGAGTCTACATAGCCATTTCCTTGTATTATCTTTATATAAAATAGACAAATAACGTTCAGTATCTTTATAAGTAATATCATTAATATCTATTACCTGTCTTATAATAGATTTTACAATAGCAAAAGCTTCAAGTTCTTCAGGAGTGGTGAAAATTTTACTTGTATTTAAGTCAACATCAACTGATTCATCAGCATCTACGGAAGTAGCTGCAACTTCTGTAGAACCGACCTTGAGAGTTTGTGCAAATTTAGTACTTAAGGTTTCATTTATAAACTGATTAAAGGATCTTTTTATTACTGGTAAGAATTTTTCTAATACAGCAGCAGTTTTTCTGCCTTCATAAACTTGTCCTAAAATATAATTCGCGAAGTCTTCAGATGTATCTACTAATTGTGCTTTTAAGAATTCTTTTATAAGGCTTGAATATTTTAATTCTTCAGCAGTGCTCAATATTGAATTAACATCTAAAGTATCTCTTTCAAAGTTTTTTAGATAAGAAATTTGAGTGTCGTTAAGATTAGATAAATCAACCTCAAAGAATGGCTTTTTATCCATTTTGTTAACTTCATCCAAATCAGTGTAAAAGCGATATTTAATTCCGTTGGTTAGAACACCAAAACGTGCTTTAGAAGAGTTAAAATATCTAAACAATTGAGAACCGTGTTTTTCTAAATCGTCAGTACAGGCTTTAGCCTCAATTAATAGTATAGGTTCATCATCAATTAAAACTGCATAGTCAACTTTTTCTCCCTTTTTTATCCCATAGTCAGCATCAAATTCAGGACAAAATTCTGAAGGATTGAAAACATCATAACCCAGTATTTGGAAGAATGGTAATATTAACGATTGTTTTGTTCCTTCTTCACTTTTGATTTGTTGTGAAATTTTTTCTATTCTTTCTGATAATGAATAAAGTTTTTCTTTAATTTCCATTTAAAAACCTCCAAGTAATATTTTTTAAAATTCCAATATACTATTAAATCTTTTATAAAACTCCTCCTGGAGCTCTTCTTTAGTATCAAATAATATGCTTTCATCAGTTAATTTTAAATTATATACATTAGTATATTTACATCTTCTAATGGTATAAACCCTAGTAAGATATTTTTTATCTTCGGTTTTATATTTAACTTTATCCTTTTTTAATACCTTAAATTGGGACATTTTCTTATTGCCATTTTCATCAATTACAATTATTATGGCATCATCTTGAAGAACGGAGTAATCTATATCTGATATAGGGTATATGCCATGTGAATAGAAACAATTAATATTTCTATGATAATAATCTTCTAATCTCTCAGGATACATAAAGCCAGTAACATGGAACTTATCTCCATCAATCTTCAAAATAGCACCACCTAATTCAGCTAATCTTTCATTTATCATATCAATTCCTCCAGTGATCTTAGGCTAATAGTTTTAAAAACTCATCTTCACTTATAATTTCGATAGAATATCCATCCTCTATTAATGCTAATGCTTTTTCCTCTTTGTTGCTTAAACCATCACTACCAACAATAGTTTTATCTTGAAGACCAACTACAACATAATTAGTAGATTTAGTAACTCCAGATTTTAAAATTCCACCAATATCTACAACCTTTTGCATGGCATCTTTTCTACTTAATGTAGATAATTCACCTGTAAAAACAAAATTTTTATTATAGAAAGGATGCTTTTCATCGAAGGTATCATTATCAGTAGCAATAGAAGATAATGGCACATTAAAACTGAATTTAGATTTTTTATTTGTGGGTTTTGTTTTAAAAGTTTTAACTTCTTTTACAGTTGAAAAGGTTTTCCATGATAGGCTATGTAAAAATTCAAAAAGTAATTTAAAGGAATTAGCTTTTAAAAGTTCAAATGATTTAATAACAATTTGTGCACACGCAACAGTATCTGCAAGTGCATTGTGGTGTTCATCCAAAGATATATTCAAATGGTTACATATGCAGTCTAATGTGTGCTTATCACAATTAGGATACTGTCTATTTGCAATCTGTAGTGCACATACATATTCAAATTCAGGGACGTCTATGTTATATTCTTTTAAACAAGCTTTGAGAACGGTCATATCAAAGGCTGCATTATATGCAGTTAGAAGGCTGCTTCCATCAAAGTAATGATTTATTTTCTCCCAAACTTCATTAAACTTGGGAGCAGTGGCTACATCATTTGGTGTTATACCATGAATTCCTATATTTACATCATCAAAATCTAGTGTAGGTGGTTGAATTAATGTATAAAACTTGTCTACTATTTTGTTGTTAGATACCTTCACTATTCCTATAGAGCAAGCACTATTATAATTTGCATTAGCTGTTTCAAAATCAATTGCAATAAAATCAAACTTCATTATTTATTACCCCCAATTTACCCCGATTTTAATATTTATAATTAAACATCATTTCTGAAATTTCAATTCTATTAATTCATGAGGAACATTCATAAAGCAAGCCAGTTGATCCATGCCAAATTCCTCTATATAACATTTATCTATTTCACTAAAGTTTACTAACAGCTCTGCAGCAAACTTATTGGCTTCATTTTCATGACGGCCTTTAGGAAACAGTGTATTCTCTCTTATAAAGTGTATTTCTTTTGAAGAATGTAATATAGCATGTCCAATTTCGTGGGCAAGTACAATTCTTCTTTCTTCTTCAGTAAGACTAGAGTTTATAATTATATACTTATTTCTTTTAACGTTAATATAATATCCTTTAGTATTGTCCGAGTATTCGCAAAATATTACACGCAAGTTAAGGTAACTAGCTAAAAAGAAGGGGTCCCTGGTACCATACTTTTTAACTAGGTTATTAACTCTTAAAGGTATATTCATCATAAGAACACCTACTTCTGTTTTTTCTTACCGTACTTTTCTTTATTTATTTTTTTAGATTCCCAAAATAGATCTGAAATATCCTTAAATATTTTTTCTTTATCTTCATCAGCCACTTCACCATTCATGAACATTGCTTTTGCATCTTCCATAAATGAATCATGATCTTTTAGTTCTTTTTTGGAAGGAGTTGAAGATTTAGCTGGAGTTTTATCATCAGAACTTTCATTTAATAAGTAGTCTGTGGTTACTCCCAAAGCTTTCGCTAATTTAGCAGCTATATCACCACGGGGATGTCTTTTATCGTTTTCATATCTTGATAAAGTTGCCTCCGTAATTTCTACCTTTTCAGCTAGTTCTTTTTGTTTCATGTCTAAATTTTGTCTAAGACTCAATATTTTGCTACCTATAGTCATGTGCTCAACTCCTTTCTAAATTAAATTACTTACCAATATTATAAATAATATTACATTAATGTAATAAAAAATTACCAATAATATAAAAAATATATTGACACTTACCAAATGGTAAGTTATTATAATATTACCAAATGGTAAGAGGAGGCGAAATAATGAAAGACAATTTGCTTAAGAGTAAAAGAGCTCTTAGTGGTTTTACCCAAGAAAGTATTGCCAAAGAGATAGGCATTTCTACAAAAACATATAATAGAAAAGAATTGAAGTTAGCAGATTTCACAATAGATGAAGTTATTAGTATTAGTAATTTATTGAAACTATCAGCTAAAGATATAAATTTAATTTTTTTTGACGATAACTTACCATTTGTATAAGTAAAACGGTTTAATCTAATTTTAAATCAATAGATAATTTATGTGAATGTATTAAAAATACATAAGTATTCCATAAATACCATGCAAAACTACTTGTTTATAAAATAATTGGTATTGATGGCAATTATATGAAAAATGAAAGGGGATATTAGAATGCCAGATATGTGGGCTAAAAGAGTAGAGGAGCAAAATGAAGATTTAAAGACTAAAAGTGACAAAGGTGTAAATGTTGAAATGACCGAGAAGGAATATAGCAATATGACATCTTTGGCCTTGAAAGTAGGATTTAAGAGTGTTAGTCAGCTGCTAGAAAGCTTTGTAGGTGATTTGACTGGGTGGCATACTAATGGCTCAGATGAAAGTGATTTAGCTGACCAATGGTATGATAGAGCCTTTGGGATATGGTCAGAAACATATGATTATTTTAGGCATTATATATATAACTATGATATAGACATTGATGCGGCAGCAGAAGACGAGGATTATTTTGAGGATGTTTATAATGAATACTTAGAAGATTATAAAGATAAAGATCATGATACCAAAGAAGAGTGTCTTGCAATCATAAAAGAGTTATACGAAGAAGGTGAAAATAATGTCTCAAGAAAATAGAAATATTTATCAAATTGCCAGGGAGTCCTCAGGGTTAACTCAGGAAAAGGCAGCTGAGTTAATAGACATATCCATTGAAAGTATTAGGTGTTATGAAAGTGGAAGAAGAGTTCCGCCTGATAAAGTTGTAATAAAGATGATTGAAATATATGATGCTCGATATCTTGCATATCAACATTTGAAAACGAGTGAAGAAGTTGGTCAAATTTTTTTGCCTAGTATAGAACTTAAGGATTTACCTACTGCAATTTTAAGATTGTTAAAAGAAGTAAATGACTTGATAAAATGTAAAGACGAAATTATTGAAATAACTTGTGATGGTATTATAGATGAATTTGAAATGGAACGTTGGAAGCAAATAGTTAAAGAATTTGATGATGTTCAAGATGCAATTATGACATTGAAATTTGCAAAATAATCACACATATATCAAGTTTGAATATTATGTATAGATTTAGAACTTTATGAGGTGAAGATATGTTAAAAGTTAATGTTTTTCTTCCAGAGGATACTACAGAGCTTGAAAATAAATTTGCTGACGTACTAAGTGATATTTTAATTAAAAAATTGAGTAGTAGAGAGATTGATATGCTAATAGAAGCATTAGAAACTACAGATATTCCATTTTAATTGCATTAGTTTTTAGCGAATTTCAACTTCACAAAAAAAGTTTAGTAAACAAATGGGGGAATAAAATTGAGTAAAAATGAGATTATAACTTATTTAAGTTGTATTAAAGATATAAGTGTAAAGGAAGATTTGACCTGTGATATTATGGCCTTAGATATAGCACTTAAGGCCATAATAGCACTTGATGAGATTAAAAAGAACCTAGTGCAAATAGAAGCACCCAATGATGGAGATAGCTATATAGATGAATCTTTAAAAGTTATTAACAATGTATTCAAGGATTGTGAGTAAAACGTAAGATATAAACGAGGAAGGGGGATATTATGAAACATACAATTATGGGATTTCAGCAAGAAAAGCTTATAGAGCTAGGGCTTGATATACAAGATGCTGCTATACTTAGGTATTTTATAGACTTCAAGAATACTGACGCCATGAAGGCAGAGATAAAAGAGGACAAAGTATACTATTGGGTTGTTTATGAAGCGGTAGAAGCTGAATTACCTATGCTAGGACTACAAAAACGAGCAATTATGAAAAGGTTTCTTAAACTTAGAGATGTAGGAGTGCTTACACATTATACAAAGAAAACTGGAGGTACTTATAGTTTCTTTGGAATAGGTGAAAGATATTTAGAACTTATAACAAGTACAAAAATAAAAAATGTTTCAAGTTCTTCTTCCCAAAACAATGAACCGGAGGGTGTGCTTTTAGAAGCACAGGGGTGTGCATTAGAAAGCATAGAGGGTGTGTCTGAAAAAGCACAAGGGTGTGCCTCTGGAAGCACAACAAATAATCCTTCTACTAAAAGATCTATTATTAATATTGTCGAGAAAAAAAATCTCGACGATAATGTTAAAAAAATTATTGATTATTTAAATAAAAAAACCGGTAAAAATTTTAAAGCTAATACTAATGCAACTCTAAAATTAATTAAAGCAAGACTAAAAGAAGGATTCACCATAGAAGATTTTGAGAGGGTAGTTGATAATATGGCGGCTGAATGGACAGGCACTAAATGGGAAAAGTATTTAGTACCTACAACCTTATTTGCCGGAAAATTTGAAACATATTTAAATCTAGTAAAAGTTAAGGACAAAAAGATTAATGCAGAACACAAAGAGCCTAGTAAACCTATAAAAGTAATTTGGGAGGAAATGTAGATGGATAGAGTTATGCCAAACAATGTACAAGCTGAGCAGGTAGTTCTTGGAGCTATCATAAACGATAAGGAAAAGCTTGTAGAGGCTATGGATTTATTAATATCAGAAGACTTTTATAATACCAGACATGAAAACATATATAGAGCTATTACAATACTTGCAAGAAAAGAAATTAATGTGGACCTAGTAACCCTAACCAATGAAATTAAATCTAAAGATAACCTTGAAAAATGTGGAGGAATAACCTACATAACTCAATTGAGTAGCTCTGTGGGTTTTGGAGAAAATTTTCGACATCACGTAAATATAATACAAGAAAAATCTGAACGAAGAAAGCTTATAAGAGCAGGTATGAAACTAATAGAGAATACTTATGAAGATAAGCCTTTGGAGCAGGTAACAGTATTAATGGAAAGCGCAATAGACCAGATAAATGACAAGAATAAAGATGGTGAAATGATTAGTATAGGTGATGCTTTGCAAGATGCCATCACTGAAATAGAAGATAAGTATAAAAATGGTGGAAAGATAATTGGTAAAACCACTGGCTTTAGACAACTGGATAGAGTCTTAAATGGACTTCAAAGAGGAGATTTTATAGTGGTAGCAGCAAGGCCATCCATGGGGAAGACAGCTTTTGCATTAAACATTGGACAATATGCTTCCAAAGAAGGGAATGTGGGTATTTTTTCATTAGAAATGCCTAAAGGCCAATTGATGCAAAGATTACTTTCAGCGAAATGTTTAATTAATTTCGATAATATCAAAACAGGAAAATTGAAGGATGAAGAATTTGTTAGAATGTCTCAAGGTGCCGGAGATTTGGCTAATAGAGAAATTTTCATTGATGACAATTCAACTTCTCTCAATGATATAAAAGCTAGGTGCAGAAGTATTAAAAAGAAACATGGCCTCGATGTAGTTATTATTGACTATTTACAGCTTATCGAAACGAATGAAAAGACTTATTCTAGGGAGCAGGAAATAGCAAAAATATCTAGAGAACTTAAGAAATTGGCTAAGAAATTGGGTGTTACAGTAATTGTTTTATCTCAATTGTCTCGTGCTCCAGAGCAAAGAGCCGACCATAGACCAATGCTTTCAGACCTTAGAGAATCAGGAGCAATAGAACAGGATGCAGATGTAGTTATGTTTCTATATCGTGATGAATACTATGATCCTGATAGTAACGATAGGGGAATTGCAGAGGCTATAATCGGTAAAAACAGAAATGGAGAAGTAAAAACCTTAAAATTTGCATGGCGCGGTGAATATCAGAGATTCGCAGAATTAGCTAGTAAATAAAGAAAGGTGGAATTCAAATGAACAAGGTTGTATTAATTGGAAGACTAACAAAGGATCCTGAGCTTAAATTTACACTTGGTACAGGAACTGCTGTAACTACATTTACGATTGCAGTTAATAGAAGGTTTAAGAGGGAAGGTCAACCAGAGGCGGATTTTATACCTGTAGTAGTATGGGGTAAACAAGCTGAAAGTACTGCAAATTACATGAGGAAAGGTAAACTTTTAAGTGTTGCTGGAAGAATTGAAACAAGATTTTATGAAGCCAAAGAAGGTGGAAGAAGATATGTTACTGAAGTGTTAGCTGATGATGTAAGTTTTCTCGAATGGAGCAGTAACAAAAAAGAAGATGGACAAGCAGATATGACTGAAATTGATGATGGTGAGGATATGCCATTTTAGAAAAAGAGATGAATAATCTGTAGGTAAGGCGAAGCAGACAATAAAATATGATCTTTGAAAACTGAATAGTATGGTATTTGAGAATATGTTATAATGTGGATAAAACGATTAAATTTGAATCGTAGTTGTAGGAAAATGCGAATTAAATGGAGGATGTTATATGGCACAATTTTATTTAGTTAGACATGGACAACCAGATTATAGCCCATGTAATGAACGAGGATATATAGGACATGGCAAAGATTTGGCGCCTTTATCAAAAGAAGGTATAGCACAAGCATTGGCAACAGCATTAGACCCGAGATTAAAAAGTGCAGATATTATTGTATCTTCCCCATATACAAGGGCTTTACAGACTGCTGCAATTATTTCTCAAAAGACAAATATTGATATAACAGTAGAGATGGACTTACATGAATGGATGCCTGATTTAACCTTTCAACTTCGTGTATTTGAAGAATGTTTAGACTTAACAAAAGATTTTAATAATCATAAAGGTATCTATCCTAACGGAGAGACAAGACGATGGGAAGACTTAAATTCATTAAGAAGTAGAGGTAAAAAGGTTGCAGATAAGTACGCTAATTATAATAAAGTGATAATGGTATGCCATGAAATGGTTATAAGAACATTGACATATGCAGAAAGAATTGCACCTGGTGAAATAATTGAGTGTCATTATGAAATAGGAAAAAGTGATGAACTTTATTCTTTCGCATAATAAACAAGAATTAATTCACAACTTTCTCAAAAGGTGAAATAACTAAAAAATTAAATAATTTCTTATAATACCGTATTATTCAAATGAATATGCGGTATTTTTGTTTCGCAATTCAAGGATAACGTGAAATAGTTAGGGGTGGATAAAAATGTATAAAAATAGATTTTGCTATAAAATTGCCAAAGAAGCCGAAATAGGTTGGGATAATGAATTAAATGAACCATGTGAGGCATATACTCAAATGTCCATAGATACTGAAAAAGAAGTTCCACAGGATTTAAAAGATAGTATACACCTTCAACTTAAAAGTGGTATTGCTTCACAAATGGGAATAAATACAGAATATTTAACACTTATTACTGTTGAAGAATATGATACGGATGTAGATGAAGATTAAGTCGTTTATCAAGAAATGAAGGTGGTAAATTGGGAGATAAACAACTTTCGTTTTTAGTTCCAACAGAAAAATCTATTAAAAAGCAAGAAATATATGATGCTACGATTTGTTATAGGTGTTTATGTAGTAAATGTAAATACAATGCTGAATCGAGATACTTTAGTGAAAATGAAATGAAGGCAGCATGGAAACAATATGAGCTCTGTTTTAACTGTGATGATTGCTTTTATTATGGAATGGATGATGAAAATTTAAGTAAAAATATAGTTAGATTTGAATGTGAAAGGTTTGAAATGTTAGATTATTACGTAGAAATTGAAGCCAAAAAGAAAAGAAAAAGTTTCAAAATAATTTAGCTCATATTTCAAGGATTAGGCAAAGTAGATATTGTGAAGGAGTGGGAATATTGGAAAAACCAATTTTATTTAATACAGATATGGTTAAAGCCATTTTAGATTGTAAAAAAACTTGTACAAGAAGAGTTATAAATCCTCAACCAGTATGTTATGGACCTAACTTAAAATATAAACATGATCATGATAAAACTGATGTGTTTTTAAGTGCTGAAAAAGGTATTTTACAATGTAGAAGATGTGGTAACTATCCAGAGTATAGCGGGGAAAGAAGTAATAAGGCAAATTACTGGAAACCACCTTATCGCACTGGAGATATTCTTTATGTTAGAGAGACATGGTGCGATACTACAAAAGATTTAAATGATGATTCGGATTTAGAAGTAGGCGAATGCAGATATATTTTTAAAGTTGATGATAATGGGCACAGGCAGCCAGTAATAGAAATAGATGTTAAAAGGTGGAGACCAAGTATTCATATGCCAAAAGAGGCAGCAAGGATATTTTTAGAGGTCATAGATGTTAGAGTTGAAAGGTTGCAAGAGATTACCGAAGATGAAGCAATAAAGGAAGGTATAAGACAATATACAAAGGATGGAGAAGTATTTAAATATGCAGCCGGTGAATATCAATACAAATGGTCGGAAATGCCTAGGAATCCTATAGAAGCATTTAAAAAGTTATGGAACAGTTGTTATAACTGGCCTAAGTGTTGGACTTATAATCCTTGGGTATGGGTTATTGAGTTTAAAAGAGTTGAAAAATAGTTCACAATTCAAATAGTCTGAGGAATAAATTTTCAAGTTAAGGAGTGATAATATGAAGACTATATCAATTATTAATTTAAAAGGAGGAGTTGCAAAAACAATTTCCTCCGCTAATATAGCACATATTCTAGCTACAGTATATGGTAAGAAGGTTTTACTCATAGATAATGATAAACAAGGCAATGCATCCAAGATGTTTAATATGCATAACTATGATGAAAAGAGCATTGCAGATGTCATGACAGTAAGGAATATAGATGTGAAAGAAGTTATTTTTCCAACATCATATGAAAATTTAAGTTTAATTAGTGCCAATATGAATTTATTAAAAGCTAATTTAGAAGTTATGCTTGACCAGTCTAGATCACAGCAAACTAGATTAAAAAAAGCGTTGGAGTTAGTTCAGGACGAATATGATTATTGTATTATAGATAATTCACCAGATATAAATATTTCAACTATAAATGCTTTAGTTGCTTCAGATGATGTATTAATACCAATAAAAATTGATGATTTTGCATTTGATGGATTAGCAGAGTTACAAGAGCAAATCAATAACACAAGAGAAGATCTAAACCCAAATTTAAATTTTAAGGGATGTTTTGTTACTCAATATGTTAATAATGAAGTGAATAGACAAGGAGAAGAATGGCTAAAGGCTCAAAGTAAGTATCCAGTGTTTAATACTCATATACGCAGAACAGAAAAGGTAGATGAAAGTACCTTTGCAAAAATGCCAATTGTAGAATATTGCAAACGATGTGGAGCTGCAAAAGATTACTTGTCACTTGTAGAAGAATACTTAAATAAATAATGTGTCCGAATTGGACACATCTTAGAGGTGGTAAAATGGCAAATAAATTTGATTTGAAATCATTATTAAATGAAAAGTCATTAAAAAAAGAAGATTTACAAGAGAATAAGGCAAAGAATAAAACCTTTAAGGTTACGTCGTTAAGTGTATATGACTTAATACCATCAGAACATAACTTTTATTCTACAGATGATATAGAAGATTTAAAGGCAGCAATTGAATTATTTAATGGTGTAAAACAAAATTTAACTGTTAAGGCATTACAAAATGGAAAATATAAGGTGCTAGCCGGACATCGTCGCAGACTTGCATCTATCGCACTTGTAGAAGAAGGTAAGAAAGAGTATGAATTTGTACCATGTGAAATTGAAGAGGATGTTGATGATATAAAAGAAAGATTATTATTAATCATGACAAATTCAACTTCGAGGCAATTATCAGATTTTGAAAAAATGCAGCAGGCATCACAGCTAAAAGAACTGCTGACAGAATATAAGAAAACAGAAAAACTACAAGGAAGGACTAGAGATCTTATAGCTAATATTTTAAAAACTTCTCCTACACAAGTTGGAAGAATGGAGAGTATTTCAAGTAATTTATCAGATAATTTTAAAAAAGAATTTAAGGAACAGAAGGTTAATATGTCTACTGTTTATGAAATTTCAGGTCTTCCAGAGCAAAGCCAGAAAGAGATTTTTCAAGAATATAAAGATAAAGGCACTATAAACATGAATGACGTTAAAAAAATTAAAAAGCAATCAAAACAAGAAAGTAAAAAAGCGGAGAATGAAATTGAAAAATTAATTAAAGAATTGAACAACATTTCAATGAGATTACAAAGTAATATTGATATAAGTAATGTTGATATTGCACGAGTATGTATAGAAGCAGCAAAGGAACTTGAGAAGAGATTATAAAAGTAAAATGTATAAATTAAGGAATGTAGGTATAAGGATGTGATGATTAATGAAATTAATAATTTTCATATTAATATTTGACTTAATACTTATAAGTTGCATGTACCTAAGAGGGGGAAAATCAAGCAGAGATAAGATGTGTTTTGAAAAATGCAACCTAGAGAGCTGCAATAAATGTGAAGATAGAGGTCAGTGTAACATTAGGAGGGCAGGATAAAATGAAGTTAATGATGCATGTACTAAAGAGTAATCCAAATTTAAAAATAGATAATGAAAAGAATAGTTTTGAAGAAGTTATAGCTAAACTTAATGAAGAGTATATTGAAGTAGTTGAGGCTAACTATAATTATTATAAAGTAAAAAGCCTAAGTAACTTAAAAGAAGTTATAAGAGAAACTTTTGACTTGATACAAGTTTGTATTTTGCTGCTTTGGAAGTGTCATAGACAAGCTTTAACTTTTGAAGATTCTAACTTAATTAAAGATATAAACATAGAGCACAAGAACAAGCTTATAGATAGAGCCTGGATTATCAAAACAGGTATAGAAATAGACGTTAAAGAATAATATTGGAGGGGATAGTATGGAAATAAGTAACGATGAATATAAAAAACTAAAATTTGGGGTAGAGCGAGAACTAAGGAATTATCCATATTACTTAATTTCGTCTGAAGCTCCAGGCCTAGGTGATGCAGTAAGATGGGATAAAATCAAAAGTAAAAGTATACAACCTGGGAGCTCTATTGAACAATCAGTTATAAAAAGTGAACATATGAGATTAGTGATAAATGCAGTTGAATATGTTTATGACAGATTAGATGATACTAGCAAAGGTATTGTTGACTTATACTATTTCCGTGATAATTGGGGTATTCAAGAGATACTAGAAAAAGTTGGAGTTGATAGAAATAGATTTTATAAACTCAAAGCAAGTGCGTTGAACAAATTTATAATAGTTTTAGGATATCTTTAGTCACTTAGGTCACCTTCATGGTGATCTTTTCTTTTGCTAAAAAATGGGTATAAAAATCGATTATAAATCAAGTACAAATTTGATGTAAAAATGAGTACAAAATAGGGTAAAAATCTATTGAAAATTGATTACAAAATGAGTACAAATGACATGACAAATTAAAGAGTAAATGTTAAATTATATGTAAGATACCGAAGGTTTCAGAGAGAAAAACCCCCTTTCTAAATATATATTATAAAACCACTTAGATTTGATTTTATATCAAGTTTGAGTGGTTTTATTTTTACAAAAATGAGGTGAGAGTGTGAAAATTGAAAAAATAATAAAAGAAAATCAACCAGATGAATTTAGTAAGCTAAAACATAAACACTCTACGGAAAAGCTTATTGAAAGAGATTTAAAGGAACTAATGAGCCATAGTTCATACAAAAGAGGTACTGGTGGAAGTATAAGGCAGGTGAGATAGATGTGTCAAAAAAAAGACCTGCAAACCCTATAAAAGATTTAGACAGGGTTTATGATATACAAGACTACTTAAAATGTAAAAATGTAAGAGATTATGTCTTATTTATATTAGGAATAGGAACAGGATATAGAGCTGGAGATTTAGTTTTATTAAGAGTAAGAGATATTAAAGAAGCTTTAGATTCTGGTTATTTTGAAATACTTGAAGGCAAAAAAATCAACAGTAAAAACATAAGAAAAGAGAATATAAAACCTAGGATAGTAAAAGTAGTTGCTAACCTTGAATCACTTCTTAGACGATATATAAAGAATAAG